AATGAAGTTAATCACAATACAACTCCGGGTGGTGAAATGATTGCCTCCCTTGTAAGAGTCTAAAATGCAAATTCATCCCGTGAATTGCGAGAACGCCCTTAGAGCCTATAACACTACAACGTGGCAAGTAATTGCGAGCGTGAATGTTCAAAAAGATATAGGATTGGGTAATTCGCAGCCAAGTCTCCTGGTGACAGGTTAAAGGTTCAGAGACTAGTATGACTAATCTTTTTATTGAAATTATGTATGACTTTGCCGTTGCATAATATATAGTATAAAAAGGAGAAAGTACCTATGAGCGCGGGACAAAAGTTTAAATGTGAAATATGTGGCAAAGAATTTAAAGCAATAACAAATTCTCATCTAAGGCGTCATGAAATAACAACTGAAGAATATAAAATGAAATATCCTAATGCAATTCTTGGAAACTTTGATAGATTTAACGCTTGGCGTCATTCAAATGAAAACAAAGAGAATTGTCGAAAGATGACAGAAAAAGTATACGCTTCAGAAGAGATTAAGACTAAAAGGAAAAATAGAGTTAAAAAAGCAACCAGTACTAAAGAATACAAAAAAAGACAATCTGAATTAATGACTAAAATTTATAAAAAAAATCCTGAAGAATATGTGAACGCTAGAAAGCGACAACCTACAAACTGGATGAAAAAGTCAAATTATGAAAGATGGACTATTCTATTTGGTAAAGAAGTTGCAGATAGAAAAATGGAAAGCTGGATTAAAAAAAATAAGCTTCCAAATAGCTCTAAAGATACTAAGCCTGAAAGATTGTTTGCTTTAATACTTGACATGAACAATATTGAGTATGAAAAACAAAAACCTGTTAAAAGATATAAGTGCGATTTTTACATCCCAGCGTATAATTTAATTGTTGAGATTGATGGTGATTATTGGCATGCTAATCCTAAAAAGTATAAAGCAAATGACATTATTGGTCCGTCAAAGAAAACAGCAAAAAAAATATGGGAATATGATAAAACAAAAACACAAGATATTTTGAATGAAGGTTATAGTGTTTTAAGATATTGGTCAAGTGATTTAAAAAATATTTCACATAAAAAGATTTTTGAAGATATAGTCCATACCTCTATGAAAGTAGAGGAGTAATATGATGTCAATACCCTTTCACAGTTCTGTAAGGATAAAGCTCGGCGCCGGTTCGCAAATTGTGAATAAAGATAAAGAGCCGATTGGTATAAACGTTTCAGCTAAAACCATAAAAAATAAAGTCTCAGCGCCTTTTAGAACTTGCAATTTTGAAATACACTTTGGTAAAGGAATCAGAGAGCACGAGCAAATGTTTGACCTGTTAAGAAAACATGGTTCAGAAGAAATTGATGGTTATACTATTGAAATCGGAGGAAATGGAGCATGGAAACATTTAGAAGTTTACAATAATGATGGAGAACAAATTATTGAAAAGAAGTTTTACAAAGCAGACTTTCGTGAAATTATCAATCATCCAGAATACAGTCAATATGTTGAAATGCTCTTAGAGAAAGCAATGATTAGAAAGAATCAGTCAGAAGATCCTGCTATTAATCCTGAGAGTTATTCAGAAGTGCAAGAAGTTGCAAGACAAGTAATGGATACACATAAAGATGCATTTGAGATGTTGAAGTAGATTACTTTTTAAAACCAATAATGATACCGTAACAGTACTCTGATAGTAATGATATTGTATAGACATTGTCTGAGTTTCTATATGTTTTATAAACAATATCTTTTGCTTCACTGCTAGTATCAATAACGCATGTAATATCTTCAAGTGAAGTTTTATTATTTCCATTACCACCAATTTCTGCCAAGGTCGCGTCTAAAACACTCGATCCGTTGCTATATTCTACTTTAGCATATAACTCACCTTGGGTAAGATTTCTGCTTATTCCTACAAAAAACCTTACTAAGAATTCGTAGCCTTTTGGTAAAGAAATAATATTGTTAGTTACAGTGACATCACTCGACCCACTAATAGCGTCAATATTGATAGTTTGACTGTAGCTTGAAGTAGATGTTACACTTTGATCAGAAGAAATTGTAAAATCACACAAAATTGAGCTAGTTTCACTATTGATATACAGATTATATGTCATTGATTAAATTCCCATATTTCTATTCTACCATAATCTTCTATATATGACCAAGGTGAAGAAAGATTTCTATCACCTACTTTAAAAGATTGATTTGTGGTTCCTGAATATCTTAGACTTACGTTTATGTTAGATGCACCAATAACTATAACTGCTCTTGCGGATTCATCTATTCTTTCTAAAGATACACCTCCGTATGCTTCGTATTTTGCATTGCATACTCCGGGTTTTCCAGACCAAGAAGAAGTATTTTCATTATACCATCTAAACTTTCTATCATTTAAATAACTAGTGTGTTGTGAGTTAAAACTTAAAGTAGCTTGTAACAGATACTTTTTATTAGCAACAAGCGTGATAATATCATTATCTATGCCAGTAACTGAAGCTGATCCGCTGTTTGATGATTTCCAAGATACAGCATTAAATTCTACTTTTGGCGCTGTGTTTGAAATGGTAACACCAGACGTGTCCAGATCAATTATACCAATACTGACATCTGGTTTTAATATATGACCATACGTCATCTTAATATCCCAGTCTTAATACTATCAATTTTGAATTTTCGTCGCAAAAATACCCGTTATTATACTTTCCTGTCAATTCAAAACTAAAGCTTCCTATGTTTGATATTGAAAAAGTGTCTTCGTCTATTTTTGAATAAGCAGCTGAGCTTTCAGCGTTGCTTTGTCCGCTGTAAGAACACGCTAGATTGCTTCCTGTGATTCCATATCTATGATAAAAGTCATTGTCGGTGTTTGTCCCCTGTGAAGATCCTTGAATTAAACACTCAGATGTAACAGTAAAGTCTGTTTTTGCTTGATTGGAAGAAATCCAGTGTCTATTACTTGTAAAATCTAAAACACCTTTGATACCAGAACCAACGCCATTGTTGCCTGCTGTAGTTCTTGTAGATAAAGCACCATTCAATTCAGCAAAATAAGTATTTCTTTCTATATAAGACATGTTTTTCCAATCTCAATGTAAATTAAAAAATTTCTTCATATTTTTAAATATAAAGAAAGAGGAAAGAATGAATAATAATTTTAAAAAACCCATCATTTATATTGACGGACTAAATGTTTTTATGCGGCATTTTGCTGCTAATCCTTCTAAGAGTTTAAATGGTCAGCTTTGTGGTGGGATAATTGGTTTTTTAGGGAGCATAGATCATTTAGCAAGGAAGTTTAAGCCTGAGAAAATAGTTGTAGCTTGGGAAGGGGGAGGTTCGTTAAGAAGAAGAGCTATTGACAAGAACTATAAAAATGGTAGACGTCCTGTGCGGTTAAATAGAAGTCATTACTATAAAGATATACCTGACACAGAAGAAAACAGGAACTATCAATTAAAAACATTGGTAGAGATTTTATATAAGACGCCAGTAACGCAAATTTATGTAAATGATTGTGAAGCTGACGATGTAATTTCATATCTTGTAAAAACAAAGAAACAAAATATAAACAAAATAATAGTAACGTCTGACAAGGATTATTATCAGCTTTTAGATGAAAACACGAAAATTTGGTCACCTAACAAGAAACAATTGATTGATGAAAAATATGTAATAGAAAAATGGAACATATCTGCGCAGAATTTTTGTTTAGCTAGATGTTTTATTGGAGATCCAAGTGATGGATTAAAAGGTGCTAAAGGAGCTGGATTTAAAAGTATGGCGAAGAGATTTCCTGTTTTGTCTCTGTATGAAGACGTGACAATTGATGATATTATTAATGAGTCGCAAAATAAAGTAAATTCTGGTTGTAAAATAAAGCTCTTTGATAATATAATATTAAGTGAATCCAATATAAGAAAAAACTGGAAATTAATGTATTTGGATTCAATGATGTTGAGCGCTGACCAGATTAAAAAAATAAATTACCAGCTAGACAACAAAGAAGATAAAATAAACAAAATGGATCTTTACAGAGTTATGAACAGAGAAGGCCTCAATACCTTTGATATTCATTCATTTTTCATATCAATTAAATCATCATTAAGGAACAATATTTAATGAGTCAAAACAGAAACTTTTCTAAATTTGGTAAAGCTTTTCAAGAAAAAGTTTTTCAAAGTATGCTGACAGATATTCAGTGGTCAGCACAAATGATTGAAGTAATGAGACCTGACTACTTTGATCTTAAGTATCTTTCGTTTTTGTGCACAAAGTATTTTGCATATTACGAAAAATATAAGACTTTTCCAACACTTACAATTCTTATTACTATTATCAAAGAAGATTTGTCGAAGTCTAAGGATCATGTTCTTAGAGATCAGATAATTGAATATCTACATCGTATGAAGACGAATCCTGACATAGGCGATTTGCAGTATGTTAAAGATAAATCATTAGAGTTTTGTAAAAGACAAGCTTTCAAGGACGCATTAGAACAAAGTGTAGAGTTAATACAGACTGAAAAGTATGAATCTGTTCTTAACATAATGAAAGAAGCTATTTCAGTTGGTATGCCAAATACTGCAGGTCACAATTTCTTCGATGATATCGAGGCTAGATTTGTCCAGATAAACAGGCAGGTTTGTCCAACAGGACTAGACAAGATTGATTCACAAGATATTCTTAGAGGAGGTTTGGGCCGAGGTGAGTTGGGTGTTATAGCAGCAAATACAGGTGTAGGTAAATCTCACTTCTTAGTTGCAATGGGATGTTCTGCTATGAGAGCAGGTAAAAATGTAATACATTATACATTCGAATTATCAGAACATGACACAGGTAAGCGATACGACTCAAATCTATGTGATATACCTAGCAATGAAATTATAGATAGAAAATCAGAGGTTGTCGACAAATATAGCAAAATGGAGCTTGGAAAGCTTATTATTAAAGAATACCCGACAGGGTCAGCCTCTGTTATGACTTTAAGAAATCATATTGAAAAGCTAACGTTAAAAGGTTTCAAACCAAGTCTTGTAACAGTTGATTATGCTGATGTAATGAAATCTTCTAAGGCGTATGATTCTTTAAGACACGAGTTAAAGTTAATATATACAGAATTAAGGAATCTTGCTGTTGAACTACAAATACCAATTTGGACAGCATCACAGGCTAACAAGGATTCTTCGAAAGCTGACGTTGTAGGTCTTGAGAATTTAGGTGAATCATATGCTAAAGCGCAAGTTGCTGACGTAGTGTTGTCAATAAGTAGAAAGCCTATGGAAAAGTCAACAGGAAGCGGGAGAATTTTTGTAGCAAAGAATCGAGCTGGTCGTGATGGGCTATTATTCCCTATAAACATAGACACAGCAAAATCAAAGTTTGAAATATTAGATGATACTGAAATGTCGCTCAATGAAGTAGTGACGCAAGATAACAATTCAATGAAAGAAAAGCTTAGAGAAAAGTGGAAAGAAGTTAATAAAAAAGATGATTAAGATTTACTGTAATGAAAAATTAGATGAAGTGTTAGATGACAATGATGTTGAAGATTATGTTCCTGCTTATGGCGGCGAAAGTGCGGGATTAGACCTTTACAACTCAGGAGAAAATATTTCTGTGATGCCTTCATCTTCTGATTCTAAAGGTGTAATGATAAGCACAGGTCTTCATGTTTTTACACCAAAAGGGTACGTTTCTCTAATAAAAGAGAGAGGATCTATTACAAAGACACCGTTAAAGTATAGAGCTGGAGTAGTTGATGAAGGTTATACAGGAGAAATATTTGTTAATCTTGTAAACATTAGTAATGAAGAGTATATTATAAAAAAAGGTCAGAAACTTCCTGTTCAAATTATTGTAGTTAAATGTGATAACCAATATTCTGAAATAGATGAAGATGAATACTTAAATCTATCCCAACTTTCACAAAGAAAGAGCGGGAAAGTAGGAAGTTCAGATTAGAATAAGGGTTAAAATATGAAAAAAGAATGCTGTGGCATTACTATTGATACAGGTTATGATGACAACTTAACAGACTTTTCGAAGAAATTGCTTGAAGATTATTATATGCAAGATCACGAAGAGTCACCGCAAGAAAGTTTTGCAAGGGCGGCGGTTGCATTTTCTTATAATAAGTCAAAATCAGAATACGACTTATCACTTGCGCAAAGAATTTATGAATACGTAGCCAAAGGTTGGTTTATGTTTTCATCGCCTATCTTGTCAAATGCCCCAATGCCTGGCGGATCTGAGTTAGGTTTACCTATCTCGTGTTTCTTGAGTTATGTAGATGATTCTCTTGAAGGTCTTGTTAGTCATTCAAATGAGTTAAGGTGGATGTCTGTAAAAGGTGGCGGAGTTGGCGGTCATTGGAGTAATATTAGGTCTAACAGCTCTATTTCTCCCGGTCCGATACCTTTCTTGAAAACTGCAGACAGTGATATGACAGCTTATAGACAAGGAAAGACTCGTAAAGGAAGCTACGCAGCTTATATGGATGTTTCACATCCTGATATAATTGAATTCTTAAGTATACGATTACCAACGGGCGGCGATGCTAATAGAAAATGCTTTAACTTAAATAATGCAGTTAACATTAAAGAAGATTTTATGAAATGTGTTGTAGAAGGAAAGGAATGGAATTTAATTGATCCTCACGACAAAACTATTAGAGATACTGTTGACGCAAGAGAACTATGGCAAAGAATCATTAAAGTTAGATTTAGAACAGGTGAACCTTATATTTGTTTTATTGATGAGGCCAACAAACATTTACCAGAATTTCAAAAAGATCTAGGATTAAAGATTCATGGTTCAAATTTATGTAACGAAATTTTTCTTTCAACTTCTTCTAAAAGAAGTGCAGTTTGTTGTTTAAGTTCATTAAATATTGAAAAATACGATGACTGGGAAAATACATCTATTGTTGAAGACCTGATAGAGTATTTAGATAATGTATTGCAATTCTTTATTGACAATGCGCCAGATCATTTAAACAAAGCAAAATACTCTGCTGAAAGAGAAAGATCATTAGGATTAGGTGCAATGGGATTTCACGCATACCTCCAACAGAAAAACATCCCGTTTGAATCTGGTATTGCAAAAGCTGCAAACATAAATATATTTACAAGTATAAAAGAAAGAGCAAAACAGAAGACAATAGAGTTAGCCAGGATAAAAGGCGAGTGTCCAGATGGATTAGGATGGGGTGTAAGAAACTCTCATCTTTTGGCGCTTGCGCCAAACGCAAACTCTTCAATTATCGCGGGAACATCTCCTTCTATTGAACCTTGGAAATCAAATGCTTATACACATAGAACAAGAGTAGGTTCGTACCTTGTAAAAAATCCATACTTAGAAAAAGTAATTAAACAATATGCAGAGGAAATAAGGACAAAAGACAAAGAATCTTGGTTGAAAGATCAGTGGACATCAATTATATTAACTGAAGGGTCTGTTCAGCATTTAGATTGGATGTCTGATTGGCATAAAAAAGTATTTAAGACAGCATTTGAGTTAGATCAACGTTGGATTGTTGATCACGCAGGAGATCGACAGGAATTTATATGTCAAGGGCAAAGTGTTAATTTGTTTTTTCCAGCTGGTACTGACAAAGCTTATGTAAATGAAGTTCATATCAGAGCTTGGAAGAAAAAGCTTAAAGGTTTGTATTACTTACGTACAAACTCAGGTGTATCAGCAGAAAAAGTTTCTCAAGTAGTAAAACAAGACAAACTTAAAGATTTTGACGATGATGATTGTTTAAGCTGTCAAGGTTGATGAGGATCTAAATATTCTTCTTTTGTCATCTCAATTTTAAACGGTGATTTTAAAATTTTATGACCTACAAATATTAGACCTCTAGCTTCACAAAGTTCTTCAATTTTAGTTAAATTAGTTACACTGTCTTCCCATATTACTACTTTTTTTATCGAAGGATTATTATCTAATACTTTTGATATCTGATTGACTTTAAACATAGCAGTATCTCGATTGTCAGGTTGTAAGAAATATTTATCACTATCGAATGTTAATCCAACATTATCCATCATTTCTTTTATATGATGATATAAAACTTGTTCTCTACCAGTGCAAAACATGTTGTAAACATTATCTTGGGCTTGTGATTTTTTTGCTGAGTCCAGGACTTCTTTTTTCCAAAGGCCAGATTCTATTACCGGGTTTTTATCCATAAATGGGGGTCCTAAACTTTGCGGGCTAACATCCCAATCTTCAGTTAAACCATCAGCTTTTTCTGCCGGATTATCTTGATCCCACTGCAAGTAAACATTGTAATCTTTGTACCACCATTTTGGAGGTAGCGGACTTCTAAATAAAGTGTCATCAAAGTCATACATATGAAGCTCAGAATATTCTCTTAGACTCTCGTTTAAAAATTTTTTCCAGTTTTCTAAAAGAATTTTAAATTCTTTTCTTTTCATAATTTAATACCTTTTGTAAAATATTTATTTATAATTATAATATAAAGGAAACAAGTATGTCTTACAATGAATTTAAAATATATACAAAAAACTATTTAAGGCTAATTGAAAGTAGTTTAATGCCAGATACAGCTGCAGTTGTCATTATTAGAAATAATAAAGCATTAATTCTACAAAGAGGACATACAGCTCCATGGATGCCAGGTAAATGGAACTTGCCAGGAGGAAGTATCGATCAAGGTGAATCACCAATTAAAGCAGCAAAAAGAGAAGCCTTAGAAGAAACTTCAATTGACTTAGAAGCTCATAATTTAGATACTATATCAGTAGATGATGGTGGTGGTTGGGTTTTAGAAACATTTATGACTAAATTACACTCTAGTTTAGATCAACTACCTGACCCGTCATACTTTAGTTATGAGAAAAATCAAGAAGAAAGAAAAGAACTACTGCCAGTAAGTAAAGAGCTGGGTTTTCCAGAGTCTATAGACTATAGCTGGATTAGCATTGATGAATTAGATAAGTACGAATTTGTACCGATGGTTAAAGAAAACATAAGAAAGGCTTTAGAAAAATAAATGTCGCTTTTAAAATATAGTAAAACATATAAGCCGTTTAAATACGCATGGGCAATGGAAATTGCAGAATCACATGAAAAAATTCATTGGGGTAGCTGGGAAGCTAAGCTTCAAGAAGACGTTAATCAGTGGAAAGGCGATAAAGTATCTAAAGAAGAAAAGAATCATATTACGCAAATTTTAAGATTATTCACACAGAGTGACGTTCAAGTAGGCGCCAACTATTGTGATCTGTTTATACCTAAGTTTAAAAATAATGAAATTAGGAGTATGCTATTAAGCTTTGCAAATCGTGAAGGCACACATCAACGTAGCTATGCTCTACTTAATGATACACTAGGTTTGCCCGAAGAAGAATATAGAGCTTTTTTAGAGTATAAACAAATGAGTGACAAAATTGAGTTCATGCAAAAAAATGACGTTTCAACTAGAAAAGGACTAGGGTTAGCTTTGGCACAATCTTCATGCAACGAAGGTATGAGTCTCTTTTCAGCTTTTGTTATGCTTTTAAACTATCAACGTTTCGGCAAGATGAAAGGAATGTGCGAAATTGTTGAGTGGAGCATTAGAGACGAAACAATGCATGTCCAAGGAATGACACAACTGTTTAGAGAATATGTAAAGGAACATCCAAGAGTTGTTAATGACGATTTTAAAAAAGCTATCTATAAAATGTATAGAACTGCTGTTAAGTTAGAAGATAAAGTTATTGACCTGGCATATGAAATGGGTAAAATTGAGGGTCTAGAAAAAGAAGAAGTAAAGAAATATATCAGATATCTTGCTGACAGACGTTTAATCCAGTTAGGACTTAAACCTAACTTTAAGATTAAGACTAATCCGCTAGAGTGGATCGATTGGATTGTTAATGGAGATAGTTTTAAAAACTTCTTCGAAGGAACAGTCACAGATTATAATGCTGATGGTATGAGTGGTGATAATTGGGGATGGGAATTATTAGGTTAAAAGAAAGAAAATTATGAAAAAAGAAATATTATTTTTTAGCGCACCTTGGTGTGGCCCTTGTAAACAAATGAAAAACATGCTTGATGAAAGCGTCAAAAAAGAATTAAATATTAAGTATATTGATATATCAAAAGATGTGGACTTGGCTACGCAACACAAAATAATGAATGTTCCTACATTTGTTGTTATAGAAGACGGCGTAGAAAAGTCTAGAAAAATAGGCTCAACAACAATTGATGGGCTTAGAGTCCTGTAAAATATTATAATATAACATATAATAAAAATATTCAAATAAGGAAGTATTTAATGGTTAACTTTATAACAGACGTGTCTCCGCTAATAAAAGAACTAGAGCTGCATCATGACCCAGTCATTATTACTGTAAATGAGTTTAATGAAGAGACAGCAAATGAGTTTAGTACGTTAATGAGTGCAGCACAAAACACAGGACAAAAAATAGTCCCAGTAGTTATTGATTCTTTTGGAGGTCAAGCTTATTCGCTTTTGTCAATGATATCTTCGATTAAGTCTTCAAGGGTTCCTGTAGCAACTATAGTTAAAGGAAAGGCGATGTCCTGCGGCGCGTTATTGGCTTCGTTTGGAGAAGACGGTCTAAGATTTATGGATAGAGATGCAACAATGATGATTCATGACGTTTCGTCAATGGCTTTTGGCAAAGTTGAAGAGCTTAAATCAGATGCACGCGAAGCTGAAAGGCTTAATAAGAAAGTTTATACGATGATGGCAAGAAACTGCGGAAAATCTGATGATTACTTTATAAACTTAATACATGACAAGGGTCATGCTGATTGGTATCTTGACGCTGAAGATGCTAAAGAGCATAATATTGCGCAACACTTAAGAGTTCCTTCTTTGAAGGCAACTGTTACACTAAATATTGAGTTAGATTAATATGTACATTATCAAGAGAGGATTAACTTAATGGAACAGTTTTCAACACTAAACAAAAACAAAGAATATGTAATATCGTTACAGCAAGAAGTAGGCGTTAAAGCGGATGGTGTATACGGTCCTAACACACATAGGGCAGTTAGACAATACTACGGCATGCCTATTATGATGCATATGGGTAAAGTAGTTCCTATTGATTCTCCTTTGGAGATTGATTGGTCAGCACCTCTATATGAGCTTGATGATGGAACAAAAAACTGGTATAAAAGAAAATCAGACCCATCAACAATATGCGTTCACTGGGGAGGATTAAACACTAGACACTGCTATAACGTATTTAATCTTGCTAGAGGTAGACACGTTTCGTCTCACTTCTTAATTGGGCGAAATCATAAGACAGGTGAGTATGAAATCTTACAGTGTTTAGATACAGGACTAGCTGCGTATCATGCTGGAAAGTTTAATAAATATTCTATTGGAATTGATATTTGTATGCATCCAGATGACAAGTATTGGGAAAAAACTAAAGGTTGGTACCCAGATGCTGAACTTCAAGTATGCAAAATACCTGATAGGAGAGTTAGAGGTCGTAAACTAGTTATGATTGGTGATGATTTTGCGGATGTGTGTAGAGAGTTTTTGCAGTCGTTAAGAGAAGCTACGAGCCTAGATGATAAACCAGTATGTGAAAGTTTAGATGTAATGTCTGTAAAGGAAGCGTCTAAATATAGTATTGTAGGACATCACAACATTTCAGCAAAGAAATGGGATGTTATACCTTGGGCAGAAAAACTTTATTATGATCTAGATGGTGACATTGTTTAATAAAGTTCAATATAAGTGTAAAATTATGATTTTTGTCATATAATCTTTATAACAAAGAAAGGATTTATATGACAAATACACATTATCTTTATAACGATAATATAGGAAAAGTAGAACTAGTTCAAAGTATGGGAGAAGATATAACTGTTGTAAACTCAGCAAGAGTGTCTTTTGGTGTACAAAAAGACTTGTTAGATGAAAAAGATAAGAAACTAATAAATTATCTTATTAAACATAAACATACTTCAACTTTAGAACACAATGTTGCAACTTTTAGAATTAAGGTGCCTTTGTTTGTTAGATCACAACATCATAGACATAGAACTTGGTCTTATAATGAAGTAAGTAGACGATACACAGATGCAGATCTGCAGTTTTATATCCCTACAAGTTACAGAACACAACATAATTCAAATAGACAAGCTTCTAATTCTAATGATTTTATTAACCCTCAAATGGATGTATATAATATTGAATTAGAAAGTAGACTGTGCAATGAAGCAGTATCACATCATATTGACAACTCACTATTACTCTTTGAAGATATGATTAAAAAAGGTGTAGCAAGAGAGCAAGCAAGAATGATTCTCCCCCAGAATCTATACACAGAGTACTACGCTACAGCTAATCTAAATAACATATTAAAGTTTATTGAGTTAAGAACGCATGAAGGTGCGCAATGGGAAATACAGCAGCTAGCTAATTTAATGTTAAATATAGTAGAAGAAGTTTGGCCTGTGACTGTTTCTGCATATCGTTCTAAAAACTAGTTGTATTACCAGATAATTATTACATCTAACAGGAGTTAATCAATGAAAAAGAATATATTACGAGAACGGCATAAAGATTTAGTCAATATGTTAGTAAGATGTAGAATTACTATAGAAGAAAGAGAAAATCCAACTGTGCTTGATATAATGACTGATATGCGAGCATTAAACGGTGTAGTAACTGTCAGACAAACAAGACCGCTTTCA